AAGGTTATGATACCCAGACCAAAACTAATGATAGTTGGTAATAGAACTAAGAGCCATGGCCACCCAATAATGTGCAATACTTTAAGGGTTATAAATACAAGTGTTAGTAAATTTAATATGCCTATGTTTTTCATTTGGTTACCTCTTAGTAATTCCAGTAGTCTTGCTCACGTCTTGTTCTTGGTTCATAAGGTTCTGGTAATTGGTTCTGGTTCATATTGTTGTACCTCTATTTGTACGAATGGTTCAGGACTATATATCTTAGTTGCTGATAGATTAACTATGTTAGAATCGTCATCTATTATATTGGTCCTCATTAATACGTCTTGTGTTGACTTGACTATATTGTCTACATCACCAACATTTTTATTGGTTGGCATTATAGTTCCATTTAATGCTTGGTTAGTCTTTTTAATAGACCATGATTTAGGTGGCTTAATACCGAATGTGTAACATACTGTTAGATACTGTTCTGTATAACGTTCCTGAATATGTAACTCATTTATAGCTGTTTCAAGTTCTGTTATATAAGCAAGTTCACGCTTGGACTTGTAAACACCACCGTATCTATTGGTCTTTGATTGATTGTGGGGTGCTGGGTTGTTCACCAAGGGTATTGTTACGTTCAATGTCTCACCTGTTACGTTTCTATGTACTCGGCATCTAATAGGCCGATTTCTAGTCTTAACTAGTACCAGTTGTAAAATAAAAAGGGCTAAGCACATCTGGCTAGTCCTTTAAATAATTACCTCTTCACTAATATTACGTAAATGGGTCACAGTTTTTATATTAACATGCGTTCTAAGGTATCTGGTTGCTTGTGTAAGTTCGTTATTCATGCTCCTTTATAGGCACTAAAAAAGAGGCTAAACAATTAAGTTAGTCTCTCTTAAATTACCTTAGGTATTCGAATTTCATACCTCTTCTACATTTCGTATGACCATTTGCCCATCTTGAGATGCTACCCTTACTAATACCTAGCTTTTCTGAAGCTTCTGCTCTACTTGAATATACTTCATAACTACCATCTTTAAAGGTTACCTTAAGCATCACACTCAATGAATTTATTATTTTAGCTTTACGGTTACCATAGTTATTATTGTATTTAGCTGTACACCATTCTAGATTACCAACATGATTGTTCTTCCTGTCTTCGTCCATATGGTTTACTTGTGGTAAATTGTCTGGATTAGGAATAAATGCTTGTGCTACTAGCCTGCTAATTCTATGAGGGACAAGATTTCCTTCTTTTGATAAGGCTACATAGTGGTAACCGTCTGCTGTATTTATCTTACTAAGAACTTTACCTTTAAGATTCATTGTCCTTTCTTTTCCGTTTATAATGTGTGTTTGTTGTCTATCTAATGACCTTACTTCACCATAGTTAGATACTTGGTATAGTCCTTCATATTCTTCTATATCTTTCCATTGTTCATCATATTTCATATTTATTTATCCCTTCATTAATATTACATAACGGGGTCACACTTTTTATATTAACGTGCGTTCTAAGGCACCTGTCGTCCTTTCTAAGCGCTTTTTGCGTGCTCCTTGTCTAGTAACACCTGTTGTTGGTAATTAAGCTCTAACAGGAACTCAGTGCGTTCTGCGTAGCCATTCCAATCTTCGAATAACTTACCTTGGTACTTAACTCTATCTAAAGCAATTGCAAACGGTTCTTCATCTTGGTGTTTTAAGAACTCATCTAGTATCTGTTGATTAGTTACAAATGGACTTTCGTATACTGAAAAGAACTCATCAATATCGTTAATAGTTTGTCGTCTGTCCTTTTCAACGTTCATTGTTAGTTCTTGTCTAAACCGTTCCTTATGTGATTTAACATAAGCCAATATACGTTTAAGTTGCTGATTAAACCTTTTGGTTGTTAGGTCTAATGATTCCTGTGTTCGTTCTTGTCCTGTTAAGATAAGTCTTGATACAAAGTTACGTTGTGTACTGTGGAAGCAATTAAGTAATGTGTTGAATTGGTAATTATCAATTTCGTATGTATCAAGTACATAAGACACTTTAGGTATGTTTTCAATATCAACTACTTCGTCACTTACTTCGTTTTCAATGACTTCATTTAGTTCTTTAAAGTAATTACGTTCTATATCTTTGCGGGCGTAAGTTATCATTCTTTGTTCTGCTGGTGTTAATGGTCCTGTGATATTATCTTTTAAACGGTGCACGTATAGTTCATATAGTAATTCTGATTTAGCCTGCTCTTTTGTTATCTTTAATGAATAAGCCAATTGATTCACGTTCATGGCAAAGCTATCAGATTCTGTTAATAGTTCAATTGTTCGGTCGTTGATAATTACCATGATTAGTCTTCCTTATTGTCTTGTAGTACGTTGTAACCAAGTAAAAGTGCAGCAATAGCAATTAAGCTAAGGTCACCTGATATAATACCTTGTGCTAAAAATGCACCTGCTGCTAGGCTAATTAGGTTTGTTAATAATTTCATTGTTGTTCCCCTTATAAGTAATAACTTGCTGTAATGTGTTTTTTTGAATATTCCATAACTTCTAGGCTCTTTCGATTACCTACATAACCATTAGCAACTTCCCAACCATCTGCTGGTTTTACTGTGCCAAATGACCTAAGTAATACACCTTTTTGGTCAACTGTTGATTTAGTATGAACATGGCCTGAATAGATTTCATGGTCAGTGGTCTTATTCCACACTTCTGGATATTGTGTAGCAAATAGTAGGCTAATGTCTTTCATGGCCAAGTTTCCATGTGCGATTAAGATGCCTGTGTTACCAACTGTGAATGTCAGCCTATAATCGTCTAAGTGTGTTTCTACTTGTGGGTATCTTTGTTCTATTAGTAGGTACAACATGTAAGAAGTCGTCATGTCATGATTTCCAGCAATCGCATAATGTGATACGTGTTTGCTGTTCTGTAAGGCTACTTGAATAACTGCATCGTAGAACTCCTCAGCGTTCTTAATGGCCTTTTTCATATTCACGGGGTCGATTAAAGTACCAGAAGTTGTTTTACTGTTTCCTACCACAACGTCAGAATGTAGTACGTCACCACCTGATACGATTACGATATGTTCATAACTGTTACTTACAATCAGGCCAATTAAGTTATTCAATTGTTGTGTGACTGTGGCACTTTTTGTAATTCCAAAGTGTAGGTCAAATAATGGTATTACTAGTGTCCGTCCGTTATCCTTAACTGTTACGTTACTGTATTGATACTGTGTAACAGGGTTCTGTAACAACGTTGTTCGTACGTCCTCAATTGTTAGGCTTGTTTTAGGCTTTACTGTAATTCTTGATAGGTAAGAATGTTTAACACCTATGTTGGTGTCTCTTTCGTTACGTGAATTGGAAGACGTTTTAATGTCCCACTTTTCTGGGTCGTAACCGTGATACCTTAGTAAGGCGTTTTCATCTCTAAGTTCACTGTCTGATAGGTTCAACGTTCTAGCACTTGAATAATCACCATTGGCTAACTTCTTAATTTCAACGGGTTTTGTTGGGTCAACTGTGGCCTTAAATATTGTTGGTTCTGGTGAAAAGGCTCTCTCAAAGACCTTACCTGCTTCTGCCATAGAACGTTGCAACCTCTCAAAGCCCAAAGGTTGTATTTTTTCACTGTTCAACTTAACAGGTGTTGCTTTAGGCGCTGCTTCACCTCTTATCCAATCAGCATGTCTTTGAATGCCAAGCCTTGCATCATCTTTTGTAATAGTTACGTTTAAGTCTTTTGATAGCTCCCTTGCAATTGCTGGGAAGTTACGCCCTTTTAATAATTCTTGGTTAATGTAATTTACTAATTGTTCTGTCCACTTAATTTTCATGATATTTATTATGCCTTTCTATTGCACTTTACTTTTAGTTGCGTTATAATTATTATGGGTTAATTCAGTCTTTTTTAACCTTTCAATTAATAATATAGCAACAACTATTTTTTACTTTTCGTTTATAGGTATTTAATAGGTCAAATGGCTTCACCCATGCCTGTTTTCCATTTAGCAATAAAGTATTCCTGGCCTTTTGGTGTTACGTCAGCAATCACCTTTATTTGTGTACCATAAGATGTCTTAACTAACGTTTCATGTGAGTTGAATAGGCCCTGGTTTATACCTTTTTGACTAGGTGCATTGCTTTTAAGTAACCAGCCATTTTGTCTTAAGGCTTCAAATAATTTGTTGCGCCCAATTGTATAACCTGTGTTACTTAATAATTTAGATAGGTCTGTTACTGAGATATTTGCTTCTGACTTCTGAATAGTTTCTGCAAATTCTACTTTTGGTGCTTGAACAGCTAACTGTTGTTGTGCCAATTCCTTAGCACTACGTTCTTCCTTAATCTGTGTTGCAAGTTTAATTAAAGTGTCTGGGTTAAGTAGAACTTGTTCAACTACTGCCTCCGTCATATAGGCACCATGCTTCATGACACTTGGGATAACCTCTGATGTAACCCAACGCTTGAACTTGCGTGCATCTGGTAGCTTGCTTGATAGCACCAGTGATATAACACCTGATTGATTAATTAGTGTTGCTCCACGTTGACCAAAACTGAAAGACGTTTTGTCGTTGAGTTTTTTATCTTCTTCATCAACGTGCATTGCAATTGCTTTATTCAAGTCTGAATAACCAAGTGCCTTAGATACGTCTTTACCTACAAACCAGACTTCCTGATTAATCAATACCGTTCTTACTTCATTTGTTTCAAAGTTAAATACTTCTATTTCATTCATTTTATTGTCTTCCTTTTTTGTTTGATATTGTATTTTATTTGTGTTATACTTAAGATGGGATAATATAGGCTCTTTTCCTATAAGGTTAAAAAATAAAAAAGGGATGATTTATTTTCCTGGTTCTTTATTTCCTAAAATGACCTGTATTAATTCCAGTTCGTTCTTACGTAGTTGCTTATGTTGTTCTAGTGGCAATGCTCTTGTGTAGGTATTTTTCATTGTCTTATTTATCCTTTCATTAATAATATAGCTCTAACTGTTTTTTACTTTATTACTCAGCAATGTACAAATATAGCCCATCTTGTGCTTCGTTTAACTGCAGGCTCATAGAAGCCCAGTCATAAGTAATTGGTGTATTTTTATCAACTTTAGATAGGATATTGATTAACCCACCAACATTCGTAACTTGACTGAAGTTCAATGTGTCTCTATCACCAGGCGTTATTCCAAGTTCTAAAAACTTTTTATCACGTTCGTCTATAACTTCAGTACCTTCTAGTGATTGTGCCATAATGTTAAGTGCTTGCTTGACTGTTGTCATTTTTAAAACCTTCCTTTATTTATCTATACTTATAATATAGCTCTAGTAAAAAATTACTTTTCGTTTAGGTCAAATATGGCCATATAAAGTAGTTTTTGCGCTTCATCTAGTTTTTCGTCCTCTTGAATAGACTTGATTAGTAATTCCTTGCTCTTTTTGTTCATTTTAAAATCTCCTTTTTATCTCGTTACTTATAATATAGCTCTAGTAAAAAATTACTTTTTAATATCCTGATACAGCGTCTTGGTAAAGCTCTTCTATTTCTTCATCTTCTGATATGGGCTCATTTATAGCTGTTTCAATAATTTCGTTTACTAGTGCCTTTGTATAGGCATAGTCTTCAGAACTCTTTTTAATGTTCTTGTTAATTGTTTCAATTGCACGGTTCAGCTTCTTATTAAAGTTCTTTTCTTCTAGTCCATAAGCTACTTTTGTCTGTTCCTTACCAACTGTAAGAATGCTGGTCAAAAACTCTAATTGGTCTTTTCTATTTATAAGCGTACCTAATAAAGGTGCAGCCATTTCATTCTTAGCTTCTTCAACGGCTACTGTTCTGCTGTTTTCTAATGTGTGCTTATGGTCAGATAGATATGCCATTTCATGCTCTGCTACATGCTTCCTAATAGCTTCTGAATAGGCTACTTTTTGTACCGTACGGGCAGCAAACTTAATAGCTTGACCAATGTAAGACTTTTCAAACATATAACCACCAGCATAATCTGCTGATACGACAATAAGTTTTTGTGTCGAACTTGGGAACTTTGATAGTTCTGATAATAAGGACACGACTGTCTGCTCTTGAATAAAAGTAGCTGTTTCTTCTAAGGACATACCAACTCGCGCTGCTACTAATTTAGCCTTATTCTTAATCATATACTGAACTTTGGGCTTTTTAATCATGCTATAAACTGCTTCGATTAGTGAAGCATCAGCGTTATTTAGTATTTTATAGTAACTGTTATCAACATATACTAGTTTATCGGTTGTTAATTCTGCTGTTGTCATTTTTAAAATCTTCCTTTATTTATCTTGTTATTTATAATATAGGTGTAGTAAAAAATTACTTATTTATTCCTGTTATCTATAATATAGGTGTAACTATTTTTTGCTTTGTTACTTAAATGTAATATTTACTTATTGACTTATGTACTAATAACTGGTATTATTAATGTATGGTATTATAGGATAATATCGTGCTTTTTTACTTTATAATACTATTATACCACATTTTACAATTTTTTTATAGGTTTAGAAAAAATAGGCACATTTTCGGCGCGACATGTAATAACTTACTTTTATTTGTACATTATTAAGGCCTTATTTAAACGTCCTAAAAAGGGCATAGTAAGCCCCTTTAAAATGTTCTTATAAATTGTGCCTGATACACTTTAAAAGCTCTTAAATAGGCTTATATGTTCTTATAAAGGAACCTGATACGTACTTGATACTTCTTATTATTTAAATTGGTTATGTGTATGGCTTAACAGCTGAAGCTGTTAGGCCGCCTTAAGCGGTTAGCTTATCAGGTGAGTAGCGTAGCTATGAGGGGTGAAACCCCTTATGTTTTAATAAGAACTTTAAAATGCTCTTGATACACTAGGTTATTTATCAGAACCTTTTTAATGACCTTATATGGGCTACGCGCCCCGCTACGCTCCTAGCGGTCGTGCAAAACCACGACACCTTTACCATCTTGCTAAGGCAAGCTGGTTTAATTTAGAACATTTATATCTTACCTATCAGGTACTTCTTAAGTTCTTATAAGCTCTTCTAAAAGTACCTTCTATACTATTCTAGGGTATAAAGTTCCACTTCTTTTTAAATATCCCTAAATATCTTAATATTCTTAATGTTCTTTAGAATTTCTTAATAACTTAGGTTACTTATCAGGTATTATTAAGTTCTTAATAAGTTCTTACTAAAAAACCCTTATATACTATTCTAGGGTATAAAGTTCCACTTCTTTTTAAAACCCCTTAAATATCTTAATATTCTTAATGTTCTTTATAATTTCTTAATAACTTAGGTTACCTATCAGGTACTTCTTAAGTTCTTAATAGGTTCTTCCTAAATGTCCCTCTATATACTTCTATAAACCAATATTGCAAAACTTTTTATGTGGTCTGTAACCCTTGTGCCCCAACGGTTTTAGGCTGCACCTTTTTTGGCCAAAATAAAAACACCCAATGCTAATCAGGTGCTTTTTAGGTACTATTTATCGTCTGAATGTAGTGCTTTATCAGCAGCATCTATTACACGTTGTGTATCAGCCTGTTCAGCAGCCTTTTCTTGGTCTTTAATGGCTTGCTGCTGCATCTTGGCTGTTGGGTGTGCCTTTCTATAGTTAAGATAAGCACCCCAGCCTAGGAACGCTACAAGGACCAATAACAAGGCCCAGAATGGGTGGTCTAATACAAAGCCAAGTACATATAGAATAGGTACAATAAATATCAGGGCTGGGATAACACGCCCCCAGATAAAGGATAGAATATACCAAAATACAAGACATAGACCAAAAATTGCCACGATTATAAACATTTAAGCCACCTCTTTCAAATTGTTGTTATGTGTTACGTCCCTTGTAATGTCCTGAGACGTATATAAAGGCTGTTTTAAGACCATTGCTAAGCCAAGTACACTAAGTACCAAGACAAGGCCCCAAACGGCCCATACAAGGCCTGAATGGCTAATTAAGGTATTTGTAATTGTTGCTGATAATGATATAATATTCATGTTGTTCAACCTCCGTGTTGAATAATCTTCCCAGCACATCTTTAGCTGTCCAAAGTCTTAAGGTGTGCTTTTATTGTGTCCTTATTTACGTTTTAAGCCGTCTAGCAGGTCCGTCACGGCCTTTTCTATGACCAATGACCTTACCTTCTGGTTGGCCTTTACATAGCTGTCTAAGCGTGCTAGAACGTCCTTATTTAAGCTGATACTTAAACGCTGCTTTGTTACTGTTCCATGTTTTCCTTGTACCATGTATTATGTCCTTTCATCTAACTTTCTTTATGAACCTATTATAACATAAAAGTATTACCTTTACAACACTTTATTTAAAAGTATTATTATTACCTTTACTTATAATATAAGTCTAACCAAATAAACGTGCCCAGAAGCCCTTTTGTTCTGTGTTACCTTGTGTTCTGTTAACTTGTTCCTTATTATCTTCTGTTTTCGTAACAGGTTCTGAACTGTTATCTTGGTGTACTGTTTCAAGTTCTAATCTAGCCTTATCAAGTTTCATCTGTAAGTCACTTTGTAGCCTTTGTGACTGGTCTAAAGCCTTTGTTAAAGCTGTTAACTGTGTATCTTTAGCCCGTAACTGTTCGTTGGTATTCTTAACAGTATTTTCTGCTGTTTCAGTTGAATGTTTCAATAGTTCTATATACTCGGCACTTGGCGCTTGTCTTAAAGCTTCATCTTTTTCAGATAGTTGTTCTTGCTGCTGTTCTATAGTAGCTTTATCTTGTTCTAATTGTTTCTGATACTGTTCAATCTGTTCTGTTAACTCTTTTATATCATCTTTGTAACTACTTGCATTTTTATTTTTAGGTGCATTACTTAATGGCTCTTTTAAAAGCTCTAACTCTCTACTTGTATAAATACCTTTACTAGTTGATATATTAAGTGCTTTAGCTCGTCTATAAAAAGTAGGTCGCCCTATCCCTAGATAATCAATTAAAGCACTTGCTGAATCAAAGCTTTTAGTATCACTGTTCTGTTCCATATATAACCCCTTAACTATGTTCTTAACGTGTTGTTCTGTTATACACTATTGTATCACTGTACTGTTCCTTGTTCTATAGTCTTTATGGTCTTTGTGCCCTTGGGCAAGGCCCTTAAAAAGCCAATAACCCTAGTTAGTGCGTTATTAGCACTTTAAGCCTGCCTTAAATAGACGTCTTAAAATTACCAACTATTGAAAAAATACAAATGAGTACGATTCAATAGCACACTTTTCATCACTGCCATGCCCGTGAACACCTGATATACTTTGACGTTGGTTTAATGAGCAACTGTTAAAGCTCCGTATATAAGGTACGTGTGTAACCATTTCCATGACTTACCAATTTATCCCTGGCCCTTAATATGGTGGCCACCACCAAGTGCTATAGTTACACCAGTCCTTAACAAGTCGTGAGCTTTATATGTACCTTGCTACCATACCAAGTTGCATAATCACTGTAACAAGCCCTAGCGTTACGTGAGACATAAAAAAAGACATGTACCTGAATTTTAGTTAGGGCACGTGTCTTTGGATAGTTTCATAGTTTTGTTTTACTTGATTGTTACGTTTAACTGTTATGTGTAACTGTTACATAGTTCTATTTAGTTACACTTAATACTTTACAACTCGTCAAAAAGTCTGTATAATAATAGTTAATCAAGTTGGTCGTGATTGGTAGTCACTTCCCAACAAAACCCTGATAGCTTATTATCTAAGGTCGTGCACTAACCCTGGCAGGGGTTGTAGTGCTTTTTTTATTGCTTATTAAGTTGAATACAATATAACATTAATTGAATCTAAATGTAAAGGCTTTTATTAGTTATTAACAGCTTCTTAATAACTTCACTAAATTGGTCTAATTATCAACTGCTTGTGAATAACTTTAAAAATACAGGCTTGTGAACCTAAAAATAGGCGATAACGTGACAAATTCACAAAGTAATTTCACAAGCCAAAAACAGTGCTTATAAAGCCTGATACAGCGTTACTTTTGATAGCATGTATTATGTAAACTTCAATTGGTCTAGTAACAAGTGTGTTAGAACCGGTAACCGGTATGAGGTATGGTGTATGACATGTTAGAGATTATATGTTATACTTTAAGTACATAAAAAAGACCCATGCTAGAGACATGAGCCTTTCTGCAAGCACTGTATAGTGTTGGTGGTAGTTTTTTGTTAATCTAAGATGAACGCAAACCCCTAGAACCGGCCAAAGTTAAGGGGTTTTTGTTTGCCTATTTTTTAGGCTTGTTAATCTCTTTGACTAGTTCTACTACTTTTGTAGCTAGAACAACCAAAGCTGTGATTAACATAATTACCGCGGTCCAAAAGACCATTTTGGTGTTATCCTTTCAAGTAGCCCAGAGTATTACCCATTGGCATCACCCCCAGCTATCAGATTCCACCAACCTTAACTTGCTTGCTTTAATAATTATACCATGGCTAGTAACCTATTTTTTGAAAAAACGGGCATATAATCGAAAAATGAACGTTTTTAATATTTTATTGCACACAAAAAAGCCCTACCCACTTAAGGATAAGGCTTTTTATTACGACTTTTATTAGCGCCAATCACAACGTTTATTCAGTCGAAGGTTAATAATTGTAACTGACATAATTGCTAGATAGCCAAACGGGCTCCCCGTTCATCTCAATCTGAATGTACTTACCGTCTGCTGACTTATCAAGAATCTTATACTTACCATCAAAGGTAGCAAATTCCATAGCACCGTTGTTGCCCTGAATTGTCTGGTTATCTAGGTGGTTACCGTAACGGTCTGTCAGGTCAAACGATTCCACTGGTATCAGCTGATTGTAGTCCACTGGTCTTGGCTGGGCCATGTCGTTATTAATACCATACCACTTGCCATTATATTGCACCCACTTATCAACTACGTATACCTGCTTGAATGATACAGTCTTAGCAGTAGCTTCCTTGTGCTCTTGCCTGTCCGCTTCGTGCTTTGTAGGTGCTTGTGTCGTAACTTCAGTATATCCGTTATCAGTCACACCTGTTAAGTCTACTGAAGCATCTAAACTAGGTGCTGAGTATGTGCTAGTAAACTGGAACATGGCAATACCGTCAAGGCTTGGGAAGTAGTTATAATTGGGCTGGATAGTTATCTCCATGTTAGGATATTCGGCTACCCATAAGCTTGTACCAAAACGGCTGACAATCTGGTCTAAATACACGTTGCTTTGTAAGTAGCTCTTATAACCATAAAGCAAAGGTGTATAGCCTGCATCTTTGATACGTTGCATCAGTGTTGCAATGGCGTCTGTATTACCTTGCTTCCAGTAGCCTGCGTTATTTTCATAATCTACGGCTACAATAGAACCCTTAGGTGCACCTGCATTGGCTATCTGTGGTAGGAACGTGTTAGCAACCGTATTGGCTGTGTTAACGTCACCACCCTCGAACCATAGGTAGGTATGAGCACGTTGTCCTTGGGCTTTGGCTAAGGCCATTTGTGTTTCGTACGTAGCTTGGCCATAAAGATAGCCATTGTTAATACCACCTACCTGGGCAATGTTGAACTGTTCTTTGCCATAAGGTCTAGGCACTGAGTACCCATTATGAACACTGGTATCAGTTCCAATGTCACCCTTAGCAGCACTGGCATTTGTAAGACCAACTGAAAAAACAGCAACCACTGTGGCCACTGCTAATAGTAATCTATGTTTAATTTTCATTTTCCACCCCCTAATTGTTTCAGCTTTAACAGGGCTATTTCTAGTTCTGCTGACACCTGTTTTGGTGTGAATAGCCCATCTAATTTGGCTTCTGATAGCAGTTGACCAATAAAGTCTGTTGCGACTTGCTTTTGGCTTGCACCTGTTTCTTTACCTGCTATTTGTTCTGCATATTGAACGGCTTGTAAGGCATAATCACCTATCTGGCGTATCTTAACGTTCTTAATGTCTACCCTGAAGTACCTCCAAAGTAGGCCACCAATGGCGCTAAATGTCCCAATTGATGCAAGCCACATAATAATTTCTAAAGTCTTCATTTGTGCTCCTTTTCTGAATCGTGTTCAACAATCTTCAGGCGTGTCTCATGGTCAGTCACTCGGTTTTCCAATTGTTCTAGTTTAGTGACCTGTTGCTCCAGACTTTTAGTCTGTTGGTTCACGTTAAATGAAAGCAAGTCAATACTGTCTTTTAAAGGTGTCACCATGTCTTTAAAAGAACCCCTAAATAAGAAGGTAAACAAGGCGTACACAACACCAACTGCGGCACCTAATTCAGCAACTATTACTAATGTATGTTCCATAAGTTAACCTTCTTTATCTTCGTGTGAGTTTAGTTGTTCCTGCAACTGCTTAACTTGTGCTGTCAGTGTTGCTACTTCTACTGACTTTTGGGCCAATTGTAGTCCTAAGTTATTAATTACCTCTTGTGCATCTACTTCCATTATTTAGTAGCCCCCTTGTCTTCGTTAACAAGGCCTTGAATAACTGTCTTAGCAACTGCTGCTACTTCATCTTGTGTTGACGCAATAGTCACACCTTGGTCACCAGTAATTTGTAGGTTTCCGTTCAAGCTGTTAGGGTACTGGCCTGCGTTAAAGCTAACGTTAAAATAACCTAGGGCTAACTTGCCATCTACGAACTTTGTTTGTGCACCATCTACTATAATTGTCATGTTTTTGCCCTCCTGTGAGTATAATAAAAGGACACCTATTAAGATGCCCTGGGTTCTGTTATTTAATTGTGCTTAACATGTCTGTTGACACTTGATTAGCAACCTTTTCTAACTTCTGTCGGCCTGTCATATCAAGCCATTCAGCCTTAGTAATAGTAACTGCACCATCACTGATACTTGTACCTGTTGCAAAGGTCACGGCAAACACAATACGTACTGTATTATTGTCGCGGTCCTGTATCTCGTTCTTAATCTGAATATCGTTCATTTTACCTTTTCCTTTAACCTTTCAACTTCTAACTTAAGTTCATTTATAGCATCTCGTTGTTCCCTAATAATAGGTATCATACTAATTGCTACCTTATCGTACTCCAGACCGTTGACTTCACCAGTATTTTCATCACGTACCACGAACTCTTCCAACCCAGCCTTAACCAGGTCTTCAGCAATAAGACCATAGTAGCGTTTGTCGTCCATGTGAATTTTATGGTCAGGCTCTATACCTTTTTCTCGGTAAGCTTTACGTTGTTCATAGTCGGCTTTATCTTGCCATGTGGCTGGGTCTAAAGTAAGGAACTTGTCACCAACTGATGTCCCGCCATCATACTTAATATCTTCCTTAAACTTCGTGGAAGAAGACTGTATAAACAAAGCACCATCGCCCGCTACCTGCAAAGAACTACCGCCAGACCCAAACTTCTTGTTCCATAGGTAGATATAACCGTTTTCACGTATCTGTAGCCTATAGTCACCGCCTGACCTGAAGTAAACTGATTGATTCTTACTTTCAAGTGTCAAATTAGGTCCATTAACAATATTAGGTGCGGTCACACTTCCGTTTGTAACAAAACCACTATTTATAATTTGACTATAACTTGATGCAGTAGAAGTTGATATAGAACCGTTGGCTATCGTTAGTCCTGTATCTAAAAGCAGTGCATAATGGTCTGGGTCATTATCAGTCCACCCACTAGACTTTAGAAACATGTGTCCTGGACTATAACGTGTCTCTATTAAAGCAGTAGCGTTGTTATAACTACCACGATTAGTGTTTATCCTTCCATAAGTAGTTACTTCTGCTTGGGTAGAATCAATACTAAAGCCAATATTATCTATATAAATGTTAGTCCCATAAGGTGAGGTATAGTTACTAGTAACACCACCTTGGCCAAGAAACTTAAAACTAGTTGCATCAGCAAACAGTGTATCAGACTTAAGTTGTCCACCTGGTGCAATATATATCTGCTTGTTGGCGTTTATATTGAACCCTACAATGGTATCACCAACAAGATTGCTAACATTAACATTTGTAATATTAACCTTATTACCATTCATCTCGCCAAATGTGATATTTGAAGCATTAAGATTCTGAAAATTACCACCCTTAGCATAAAAATCACCAGTAACAGTTGTGTTACCGTCTAAGATTACTGAGTTTCCTTTTAGAACTAAAGTACCATCAGGTTGTCCCATAATTCCAGTAATCATCTGCTTAGTAATGCCGTTATTGGTAGACGTACCTAATGACCAACTATCATGGAAAATATTAAGTAAAGTACTAGAACTAACAACTTGTGACCATGTAGACCAATTGTTTCCATCAAAGAAGCGCCTAAACATCTGGTTTCCATCTAAGTCCTTCCAAGCTGTTTGTGTTATTCTATCAGTCCTAGGTGCATCAACTTTTATATAAAACCATGGTGTGAATGGGCTATTAGTACCATTACCACTTGTTATCAAGTAGTTACCTGTAGTGATTAGATAGTTCATATCATCAAAGTTAATCTGTTGCCAATTAACATGACTTTTTAATGAGCTAACATCGTTCTGAATAACACCAATGGTAGCACTGTCAGCCTTTTGGTCGATTAATGACTTCATACCTGATTCACTGTTGCTAATTTGGCTGGTCGTGAAGTCTTTACCTTGCTGCAAGGTATTGTTATCACCATCGGTACGGTCTTGAATTTCACGTGTTAGCCCATCAGCAGTCTCAGTAGACTTATTTTCAACCTTACCAAGTCTATCTGTAGCACTTGTCATAAAACCTTCAGCTGTTTGCACGCGCTTTGTTAACCCAGTGTTAGGGTCTGACACTATGCTGCTGATGCTATCAATTGTCTGTTTTTGAACTGATAACTTACCATCTACGTCAGCTTTTGCTTGTTTTAACGCCTCATCAGCATAACCTTGGGCCTTATTATCAAATGTAGTCTGGTCAGCCTTCAATTGGTTGGCTTTATCATCTACAGCCTTGATACTGGAATCAATCTTTACTTGGTTATCAGCAATAGCTTTGTCAGCGGTTTTACTTGCCTCTTCAACTGCTGTCTCTACACCCTTAGCAATGTCTTTACCCAGGTCAGGATAAATATCTTTTTTCCATTTACCATCTAAGTAAGCGTAGTGATAATCACCATCAGCAGACTTAACCCATGCACCGTCACCCTCTTTGGCGGTTTCTGGTAAGTCTGATTCACTTTTAACAGTGTATGTCGTTGTCTTACCATCAGCACTAGTTTGGGCGTGTATTGCTTGTTCCTGTGCTATAACTGCTTGTGCATGTGCTGCATCAGCTTGGGCTTTAGCATAATCAGCAGCTTCTTGAACTACTGTGACATCTTTCTTGAGTAAGGTAATCACACTAGCACCTTTGTTCATGTTGTCAGTAAAGATGCTGCTAAACTCACCTAATACAAAGGTATTTGTTTCAGGACTAGCAAAACTAGTGGTCTTTTGAATAACCTTACTTGTTACTAGTATTTCAGGCTTAACATGGAAGTCTTGGACTGTTACAGTGTCACCAATTGCTACTATTTGGTCATGTAATGGGCTTACAGTGTAGTTAAAACGTGGGTGATTAAAGATACCCATCTGTTGCTTAGCCCATTCTAACAAGGCTTTAGGCTCACTTAACAGGTTGTTAGTGATAGTACCTTCTAAGTACACTGGTTGTTGCTGTGAAGCACCGATTGCGTACATTAATTGGTTAGCATCATCATCTGTAATGTACTCTAAACCGTTATTAACAGCACCAATATGACCTTTGCTTAGGTCTTTATCATCTGTCTTACCTGTTATATACAGTTTCGTGTAGATAATGTCTGATACTTCGGTAGCGGTCATGTTTTCAAAGCCTTTAGCCCCACCATAACGTATTAACTCACCATTATCAGTGCCTAAATGACCAAAATAAAGCACACGGTCTGTAATATGGCCTGTTTTATCAACCTCTACCCAACTATCTACGTCCACATCAAACTTAGTCTGTAGGTCTTGTAACAGCGCTTGCAAACTGGTGTTAGCTGATACTGTGTAATCAAGTGTTACTAAGTTATCGTCAGCAATTCTTAGACTAAATGGGGCGTTTTTGTACATTTTAGATACAAAGGTCTTTAAGTTCACCTGCTTGTATACTTGTTCAGCCTGAATAAGTTGCTTACCAAGTTCAAAGATAGCTGCGTTAATAGCACTAACTGTTATAAAGCCACTGTTACGGTCCGTTGTGGCATTAATTACTTTCATTAAGTAGTAATGGTCAGCAACATTATCAAAGTACATTAGGTAATCTGTTGTGTTAATGCTTGTTCCTAATTCTGTAGCTTCTACACTAATAGTTAGACTATGTGACCACTGTTTAGCATTACCTTGCTTGTCTTGGTTCGTATAATCAACTGTAGTAAGGGCTGCTGCATTGTTACTATTGTCTGTAGCTAATTGGGTTGTAATTGTATCACCAAAAAAGGCTGTAGCACCTTGGCCATTATTAAGTGTTAAACGTCCCTTAACTTGTAAGTTTTCATCAAGAACTGTATATGACATTTGTTATTTCCCTTCATCGTGTTGCTATATGTACGAAAAAAGACCAATTATGGTCTATTTCATTGCTGGTCTATAATTATATTTCACTGTTGCTTTATCAGGTGTTGGGAAGAACGTAATATCTTCTTTTTGACCACCTTTAAGCAATGGGTATGTTGATGCTGGACTAAGATACTTGTTGGCTACCTTACCATTTATATAAACATTTTCTGTTTCAGTATCAATAGTTGCTGTATCACCTGCATGGACAATTGTATGTGCTTTTTTAAGTGCATCAGCGGTTGTTATGCCTTGTACTGTTAAGTCCGTAACAGTTAGTCGGTCATCTTGATATGATTGTACGAACTGATAAGATGCTGGCTTATCACCGTCTGCTGGTGTCGTTTTAACTATCTTATCTTCGTGAATAGGTGTCTTACCAAAGAAGTAACCAATCTGTGCTACCTGTGTATTAAAGCCATCAGGTACTGTCATGGTGTAATCAAGAACTGTGTTACCACTTTCTAAGCCACTTCCTGCTATCTGATTAACAAGTATGTGCAGCTTATTACCAATCTTAGTTAGTTCAAAGTTGGCCCATAAGTTCGTGATAATGTTGGGGGCATCGTACATAAATTCTTTAACTGTACTTGTAATTGTTCCAGGCTGATTAACTCTGTTACTACCACTGTCCCAGTTAGAACCACGTTGGTAGTCTGTACTACGCCATGACCAACCGTTACCATAACCTGGTTTAGGTGTACCAACGTTGTGCCAAGTAGACCAAGTTAATGATTGGCCTTGGGCACTGTTCCATACTTGTGTCCATCTGTGGTAGTCCTGTGTTGACCTATTCCAAATATCATGGGCATTAGGAACTGTTTGGCTAGTAACTCTATCTTGCTCAACTTCTTTAGAATAGACCTGTGGACCTGTAGCCCTACCTGTGCTGTCTCTGGGTGTCTTCCACTTTTCAACGGTACGCTTAAAGTGTGTCCACTTTACTGCATCAGGTAAGAACTGTGGGTTATTCCCATCAAAAAGGTTCTGTGTAAAGTCTTCAGTACGCTGTCTATCAACTGTCATGATAGGTTCGTCCATTTTGATAGTTAATGTTACTTCATGACCACCTTTGTTCTGTGTCTGGTCTAACGCCCAAGTTGTATTACCAGGGCCAATATAACCGAACCCTTTGGTATAATTAGCATTTTCTTCGTCTGTGTTACGTCCGAACATGACCTTTAATGTACCATTATTAGAGTTGCCCAAATCATAAAGACCCATTCTACCAATACGGTTACCATCTTTATCAAGTAAGTATACTTCTGTTCGTTGGAAGGCTCTTGCATAGAACTGTTGGTGACTAATTCTAGTTGATACACGCCAATCGCCTGTACTACCTGTGTTAAATTTCTTAGTTAGTAATAGTGGACCATAAGCTGTTGTCTTACCTGTATAATCTTTGGGTACTGTCCAGAACTTGTCTACTGTAATAGCGTGCTTACCAAGCATTTTAACAGCTGCATCACTAGCTACATCAGCATTAGATAAGGCCCAATTTTGGGTACTCATATCAGTTACTTGTGTGAACGTACCAATATCTTGTATTGGGTCTCGATAAACAACTGGCATTAAGTCCTGTGTGTTCGTATCATCTGGGAACCCTACAAAGACATTCTGGCCACTACCGTTGGTGTAACCAAAGTTGTTACTATCAGCACTAAAGGTGAACTGATAAGCGGGCTTAGCTACATCGTTACCTTCAGGCATGATACTTAGCTTGTTTTGGTTATCTGCTTGGCCAATAACTTGCTTTAAGTAACCATGTGGGTCTGATGCTGTGAATTGTAATGTTAAAGTGCTGTCCCATGAACCTTGGCCAATATAAGCAGGCTCTGGTATAGCTGTAAAGTGACCATAAAAAGTTCTATCTGGGAACTGGCCAAATACAATAGGCGTTTCAGTGTTATTTGTGGCAATTAAAGCCTTGCTAATGGTCTCAACGTTTTTTAGGTACTCATCAGCTGTATTAGCTACTACTGTTATGGGTATATTGAACACTTTGGCACCATAGTTGTTACCTAACCATCTTTGGCCATACATACCTGATACATTCTGGGTCATTTCACTAATTGTAGGTGCTAAAGGCAATGTAACGTGGCCAACAATCATACCTAAGTCGGCACTGTTAATACCAACGTAACCTGCATCATAATTCCTACCAAGTACAAATTCATCAGGTGCTGGGTCTGGGTACAATTTAGCTTTAATTTCATCATCAATAGCTTTTAGTTGTTTAGCCCCTTCACTTGGTTCTTTATAATTAAGTTGGTCTGGGTTTTCATTACCAGCATTTGATATGTCATTCTGGAAGCCTTTATCAGGGGCATTAACATTGTCGCCTGGTAACATTTCATTAGTAAAATCAGTTGCAGTTGCCATAGTTGTTCCTTTCATTGTGTTGCTATATGTACAAAAAAGACACTACCTAAAGTGCCTAATTTTTAACCTTTTGCTAAGGCACTAATCGTGCTTGCTTGGGCTTTAACTTTGTTTATTTCTACGTTGGCTTGATTAGCACTTACTATAGCTGGTATTGGGTTGGCCTGACCTTGTACCAATTTACCAAGTAAGTTAATCATCTTGTCAAACTTATCTTCTAAGACTGATACTTCACTAGCACTGTTCATAGATGCTTGGTGTCCATCACGTGCTGCCATAGCAACCGCTGTCTTACCTAACAGTTCAAAACCACGGCTTGATTTCATACTGTCTAATGGGATAATCATTTCAGGCTTGTTACCTTCACCTATTTCAGCTATCTGGTGCTTAGTAATAAGACCACCATTGGCGTAACCATGACCGTTACCTAAGAAACTTAAGTCACGGCCATAGGTCTTTTGGGCATAGTTAAGACCAGCAAGAATATTGTCATAACCATTCATGATATCACCGTGACCAGGTAGCATGTTAGCCCTAAACGTTCCAGGCTTAACTTGCATCAAACCAGTAGCATTACCATCAGCTAGACCATCATTACCGCCCATTGCACCAGCATTACCACCTGATTCCGTTTGAATCTGGCGTAATACCTTTTGTACCATACCATCACTAGTTGATAACCCTAACTGTTGCAAGGCACGTTTAACATCACCTGACCAACTGTTAACGTTTCCGTTAGTACCAGTTGAACTACCACCACCCATAAGTGGTCCCAAGGTCTTCTTAATCCAGTCAAACATACTACCTACTTGGCCTTTGATAAGGCTCTGTAGTGGGTTAGATGTCTTAACGTCATCAGAACTTGCTGATAGACCAGGTACTCTACGATAAGGCTGTGCTGATAGTGCTTCAGACCAATCACTAATGTTAGCCATACCAATGTTAGGTGTTGAACCAGGAGACATAGCAGAATACATCTTGCCATTACCAGCATAAATACCAACGTGGTCGCCACCTGCAGGACCAAAGAATACTAAGTCACCAGCTTCAGGGTTTGAAACAGGTGTAGAAGCACTGTATTGGTCACCTGAATACTTAGGGAAGGCTTTACCCATTTGTGCTAAGGTGTACTCAACAAGACCTGAACAGTCGAATGAATCAGCTCCTGCAGCACCCCATACATAAGGCTTACCATTACCAAACTTTTCAGCGTTGTTTAACAGTTCTGATGAACTGCCACCTTCACCTGCACCTTTAGCCATGTTCCATAGGCTAGACCACCAGTCTTTAGCAGTATCTTTAGCCTTACCAAAAATACCTTCACCCATGCCATCAAATAACTTACCAAAGTTATCAGTCTTAGGGTTAAACTTATCTTCTAATGTCTTAATTGGGTGTGCTATAGCATCTGTAATATACCCAATCATTTTGGTGAACTTTTCGGCACCTTCTTTAGCTCCGTCCCAAACATTACTAGCAGTTTTAGCTACCCAAGAACCTGCGCCCTTAATACCGTTCCAAATGTCTCCAAACAGACCTGTACCTTTGGCATAAGGTGTAGGTTTCATTAACATGGCCAATTCCTTAGCGTTAATGACTTCTGTACCAGGGGCTAACCAACGGTTAACGTTATTACCCTGGACAATCTCCATTGCTCCGTTAGGGTGTACTAGCGCTTCTTTGTTACCAGTTTCAGGACTATCAACACCATCATTAAGCAAAGCTAAGGTAGGCTTTGTAATTGGTCTGCGTTCCCCTGAAAAGGCTCCAGTACCTGTGGCTAACTTAACTTCTGGGATATTTCCTAGTGCTTTTTCAGGACCACCAAAGTCATGTATCAGGTCATCTATGTGGTCGATTCCCCAGTTAATAGGCTTGATAACTAGATTGATTCCTGTTTGGGCAATATCCTTAAGACCCTTCCACATGTCATTAAAGCCATCTTTAATAGCATTCCAAGCGTTTTTAAACGTCGTTTTAATACTATCTAAAATACCTGATAGAGTGTTCCAAACAGCGGTGATAGAATCATGGGCCGTGTTCTTAATATTAGACCACAAGTCACCAAAGAACTTGAACACGTTGTTCCAAGTGCTTGACCAGGTATTCCAAATGCTTGACAAGGTATTAGCTATGAATTTAACGATACTGTTAAATACCCCAGTGATGGTCTTCCAAATGTTACTAAAAATATCACCAAAGAATTTAGCAATGCTATTCCAAACATTTCTGGTAGTATTTGTTATGCTATTCCAACAATCTGTAATGAACTTAACGATGGCATTAAAGGTATCACCAATGGCTTTACCCAAGCCCTTAACAATATTAATTACAGACTTGATTAGGTTGTTAACGTTCTTTCTAAACTTATCGTTATGCTTATACAGTAATGCAAAGGCACCTGCAAAGGGGTTAACAATAAATAGAAGTATTTCTTTCCAGTCCTTCTTAAAGAAGCTAACTACCTTACTAAATATCTTCTTGGCATTATTCCAGGCTTGGGTTATCCATTTACCAATACCTTTAAAGAACCCACTTGCTGCTTTAGCAAGACCATCAACAAAGGCTTTGAATTTCTTGTTGTGCTTATAAAGCTCCACCAGTCCAACAATAACAGCAGTAATAGCTGTTGCTATCAGTATTAGGGGGTTAGCTTTAGCAAAATTAAACGCTGTTTTAAGTGCTGTCCCAGTGCTTTTACCTGCTTTTTTAAGTGCTTCTAGCCCCTTTGTGGCTGCTTTAGTTGATAGGGTAGCAGTGTACTTAAAGGCTCGGCCTGTTGCCTTAGCAGCTGTGGACATAAGGGCTAAGCTCTTTTTAACACCTGTCCAAGCTAACTTAGCGGTCCATAACATGCCTTTACCAATACCTTTACCTATCTTTGATATGATACCTAACTCACGCTTAGCATCAGAACCATCAACTTTAGGCTTAATAAACAGGCCTGTAACACCTAGGAACGCTGTTTTAGCTTTACCGAAGGCTTCCATAGTGCCTAATGTACCCTTTAATGCTAAGTCAAAGCCAATTACAGCACCTGCTAGTACCTTAAATGTTGTGGGGTGTTTTTCAGCAAATTCACCTAGTTTTTCTAGTAATGGTAGGGCAATTTTAAGGGTTTCACCTAGTTGTCCTAATCCAAAGCCACCTAAGGCCTTCATACCTTTAAAGAACCCTATAATTTCATCTTTGTGTTTAGCTACATAGTCACCAAACTTAGTAATAGCATCTGATATGTTATCTAAAGCTTTATCCATGCCACCAGTAAAATCAGATGATTTAAATTCTTTACCAAAGGCACTAGTAATTGTCCCAAAGGACTTGCTTATAGCATTACCAACCTTATCAAACTCTTGTTCTGTTTTAGGGTCACTCACCCATTTAGATATTGCACCAAATATAGGGTTTTGTGCATTCATGATAGGTTTTATCAATGCACCAGCCAAAGCTTTACCACGGGCTTCGATAACTCGTTCCATACCGCTGGCTGTTCCCATCATGTTTTCACTAGCAGACTTATACTTGTCTCCCAGTTCGTTCATGACTTCAGTGGCATCTTTGGCTGATATCTCACCAGCAGACATTTGCTTACGAAGCTCGTCCATAGTAAGTTTAGAGTTATTTTGCACTTTTTGCTCATACTCTAATAACTTTTCACCATACATTGGTAACTGGTCGGTTATCATGTTAAAGTCACCAAGCTGTAACTTGGTAGAACTCATCATGTGGGTAAAGTTAAGTCCTAAACGCTCAACACCTTCTGCATTCATGCCCAAAGTATCAGCCATTGTAAGCATGGACTTAGTCAGCTGGTCGGTTGGCTCCTTTTGGTTGAACACGTGGTAGAATTGCTGAGACAACTCATTAACAACGTCATTAGACTGACCAAACGCGGTACTTATCTGGTTAATTGACTTAACCATGTCTTTACCCTTGTCAGCACTATCTGTAAGTGTTGTCCAGGTAGCGTTCATAACCTGTTGTTCTTTGTTATACTCTTTAGCTTCAGCAAAGGTTTCAGATATCTTATTCTTAATTCCTTCAAAGGCGTTCATAACACCGTTAGCTGCTAAGTTCCCAAGAAAAACGGACTTAAACCTATTTCTAGTACCCTCTAACGCATCATCTAAGCCACTAAGTTGTTCTTTAACCTTACCGATACCTGATACATCAGGCTTAATGTCAGCCCTGTTAAAGTTCTTAATGTCACGGGTTGTTTCAGATAGTTTAGCACCCATCTGTTCAACACGTAAGGCTTGCCTTTTATAAGAATCAGAACTTTTGTCACCACTTTCAGCTAATGACTGTAGCTCTTCCTGTTGAATTTTAAGCTGCTTTGAGTAGTTTTCTTGGCTATCTTTTAATCCTTGTAACTTTAGCTTACTGGCGTCTTCTGAACGTCCTTCAGCTTCTAAGGCTCTGACACGTGCCTCAGTCATATCGTTTCCGTGCTTAAGCTCCTTATTAAGGTCAGCTAAGCCACTTTCTTGATACTTATAAGACTGTGTGGCCTTATCAAGTTGTCCCTGATAAGACGCGTATTGCCTTTCAGCACTAGCTAATTGGTTCTGTAAAAGGCTCTGTACTTCTTGCCCTTTTTTAGTCTCAGTGTTATTCTGCTCTAAGGCTGTTTTGATACTGTCAATCTTTGTCTTTTGCAAGTCTAAAGTTTGTTGTAACCCTTCGTACTTAGCCTTTGAAGCATTAACTGTGTCACCACTGGCCCGATACTGTGCTTCTAATATCTTAGCTTCACTAACACTGTCTTTAACAGCACCAGTTAAGTCTCTTAAACTTTCTTTAGCGCTGCTAGTGTCCAGTGTCATCTGTGTGGCAACTGTTTTAATAATTTGTTTATCTGCCATGTTCTATAGATTGTCCTTCCTGTAGTTTTTTAAATGGACCCAGTTCCGCCATTTTCTGTAATTCCTAATGAGGCCATAAAGTCTGCACCTGATTTCACACGGTCCTCATCTGGCAATGCTGATAGAACTTCATTCAGTCGGTAAAAGTCTTCTTCTTCAAACTGGCTAGGCATGATATGCAAATTAGTTAGTACCTGTTGTTCGTTATAATCAAAGTCTTGTATAGCTTTATCTAACGTGTTATAACGTTCTTTTAGGCTTCTAAACCCGTGTCTTCTGTTGTAGCTTCTGTTGCTTCAATGTGTAACAGTTCAGAACTAATACGTACTGCAAAGTTCATCGTTTCACCAAATTCCATTTCTTCAACCTTGTCTGCTTGTGCATCAGTTAGTTTCAGAATATCTACAACGTAGCTAATGACCTTTTCTTGGACATCAAGCATGTTATCGATTAGACCTTCAAAGGCTTCTGGGTTATCTGAATCAGCTTGGCTTTGGTCAATTGACAACTTAGCTAACATCTTTTGTAGTTTCCAAGTAGCACGGATATTCTTGTTACTTTCCTTAACCTCAATGGTCTTAGCAATTCCAAGTTCTTTTTTAACGTTAATTTTAATCATAATTATTAGTCTCCTTTAGACTGTTTTATAGTTTGTGATTGGCGCCCTGTTTAAGGACATAAAAAAAGATACTGTGGTTAAGTATCTTTACGGGTTCAACGCCCTAGGTTATTGACCTGTTTTTGGTGCTGTTGGTGCTGGTGCTGGTGCTGTTGGTGCTGTTGCTGGGGTCTTAAAGATATCTGACATCATTGCTGCACTATCAAATGACTTTGCACTTGAGAACCAATACTTACCGAAGCCTGCACCTGGTCGTTCTTGACCTGCAACGGTGATTGCATCGAATGCACGGTTGTCAGCAGCGTTATTACTTGTCATAGTTACTGCGGCCTGTGAAGCAATTCCTGCGTACATACCAATATAAATAGGTGCATCTTCATCAAAGGTTTCACGACTTTCAACTAAGAAGGCCACACGGTTGTTTGAATCAGCTTTACCAGCAATTCCAAAACCACCTTTACCATCTGCTGTATGACCTAAGACGGCTTGCTTAATTTCGTTTGGTAATGCGTTAATTGTCAAGACACTTGAAGGTGTTCCTTTACCTGTTGAAGTAAATACAACTTCATCAGAACCATAAACAGGTGTGGTAGCACCTGATAGGCCTGATAGGGCTACCGAAGCAATACCATAAGAAGTGTCTTGGTCTGCTGTGAATACACCTGTTTTATCAGTTGCTGCTTGGTCTGTGTACTTATAAATTCCATTTGCACCTGTAAGAACTTGGCCGTTCTTATTTACAAGTGCTAATTTAATGTTTTTTACGCCTAATGACATAGTTTAAAATTCCTTTCATATAAAAAGACCTTACTTAGGTAGTAAAGTCTTAAGTGTTCTGTTTTTAGTTACAGTAAATGTTTGATAGTCTTGGTACGTATCAAGGTCAGTTAATCTACCTTTTATTTCAGTTATTTGGTAGCCATTATTAATTAGGTCCTGATACAGTCGTGCTTCTACAACATCATAATCAAGTTCGTTACCAGTAGCATAAAATATCTGAATAGATAAGGTGTTAGTTATACTGTTAAACTGGTCACTACCATAATCGTTAAGGCTATCAAATGCAGGTCTTACAAGAATAATTGTGTCATCAGTCTTTGCCTGTACTTCTTCAGGTATTACATTTGGATATACTTCATTAGCCCAAGGTGCTAGTTTAATAAGTAAGGCTCTGGCCTGCATTGTAATTGTCATTTGCCTGCCTCCTTATGGTCTAATATCTTGGTTAATTCAGCTATCTGTTTATCCTGTGCTGTCCCAGCGTTCTGCTCTATCGTCTGGTCTATGTAATTATCGCCTTGTATGAACTTAGTCCCATCATTTAAGAACCTTGCTATACGTGCATGGTTGGCATCTTTGGTAGAATAACCAACTGCTTTGCTACCATCTACAATAGCACCTTCTAAATGTCCTATCTCAACCGAATCAGCTAAGTGCTTTACCTTACCTGTTTTACGGTCCCTGTAATGTTTATCCTTTGTTACATCTGACATTGCCTGCTGTAGAACTTCAGCACCAGCATTATTAATCTGTTCACGTTCTTCGATAGTCAGGTTAACAATACCACCTGCTGCTTCTAACATGGCATCAAGTCCTAAAAGGTTGTCATCATTCATTACTTGACCACCTTCTTTACTGTAATAAGGTCATAAGTAAGGTAATTGTTAGAATCGTCTGGTGATATATCTAATATCTGATAATTAACACCTTTTACGGTAATTCCAAGGGTCTTATTGATACGTTCATCATGTTTAACACCAATTACTAGGGTGTCTGCTAAGCTCGTACCCACAACACTATAGTTCTGTGTGATTGTTCTACGCCTAAAAGCGCCCCATTTAGTAAATAAAATAACAGGTTGCTTGGTTGGCGACCCATTTATAGGACTAATTCCTGTCTTTACAGTGGTAAAATTAACCTTTAAATTAAGGTCTGAAGGCTTGAATAGTGGTGTATTTGCCATATTTAGATACCTCCTAGACGACCTTGCAAGTGAACTATCATAATATCAACTGCTTTTGGCATACCATTTGATAGCGTTCGGTCATAATACAGGGCTGTTGCAAGCGCTTTTACTGCACTTTCAAACAAGGGTATGGCTGATAACTGGTCATCTGTCATAGTATCAAGCTGTGAATAGGCTACACTGTCCTTAACTAGTATCTTTGCTGTTACAATCAAGTCGTTTAAAGTCGCTAATTCAGTTACATCTGTGTCTATATGTAAGCTATCTGCCAAAGCTTGTGCATCAATTGCCATTAATTACCCCTTTCTATTAGTTCTAATTGCCCGCCCCGTGTAGGTATTGTGTCATTCTATTGGCGGTATTAGTTCTAATTATTTTGCTGGTGCTGGTGCTGGTGCTGCAGCAGGTGCAAAGTTAAAGCTAACCAATTTACCAGCTTCAGGTTGTGCTAACACTGCATCGTTTTCCAATACAAGTTGCAACTTTTGTCCATAAATGTCTGAATCAGTCCACTTAACACGTAGGTCCTTGTAAGTTGGGAAAAGACCGAATGACTTAACATCACCAACGAACATTACTTGGTCACCATCTTTAGCACCTAGTACACTGTCTTCGACAACGTACACATCAGCACCTAATACTTGCTTACCTGTTGGTGAAGCAATTGAATCTGACAATAGGTAACGGCCTTGGTTATCCTTTAATGTGTCAAGTACATCAAACGCTGACTTAGTTACAACGAATGACTTGTTGCTGTACTTGAATAGACTATTGTAAGCTACCTTAACGTCATCAAATGACTTAGCTGTTACAGCTGGGGCTTTCTTCAAGACACCAGCAATTGCAGCAACCAAAGTGTTGTCACGAATTTGTGAAGCGTAGTCACCAATCAATTGGTCAATACCCACAGCTGTGTCGGCATGGTCTAACAATTCTTGAGATACTGGCAAGAACCCACGCTTTACTGACAACTTATAAGACACTGTTTCTAATTGCATCTTGGCTAGTTGTGGGTTAGCTTGCAATTCTTCCACTGTGTTCAATGTAACGTTCGTTGCACCCAATACAGGTACATCACCAGAAGGTGCACTAACAGGCATCACATTTGCCAAAGCAATTAGTGAATTTGTGTTTGCTGGCTTTTCAATAGGTGTCAAAATATCTTTTGGTAGGGCCACAGAATTGTCTGATGCCACTGTTCCACCAGTGATTGATGGGAAGTCACGCTTTAGGAACGCGTGTAGGTTTGCTCGTTCATTTGTTTGTTCGTTCTTTACAATAGTTGCCATGTTTTTTGCTCCTTTAGCAGCGCCTTGCGCATCTTGTTTTTTAAGTTCTGGTTCTTTGTCTCTTAGTTCATCAGGTACATTAGAATCATCAGCACCTGCATTAGATTCATCTCGTTCTTTTGTATCGTCAGTACCAGTACCATCTTCAGCTCCATCACCCGCTTTTTCTTGTGCTTGTGTAAGCTCGGCTAATTTTTGTGTGATTGCTGTAAGTTGTGCATTAATTGCTTGGACATCAACGTCCTTTGCTGGTTCAGCAGCAGGTGCTGTGTCCGTTCCTGTAGCAGGTGCCTCTGTTTTATTTGCTGGTGCTACGTTTGGCTTAGTTTTATCTTCTGCCATGTTATTATTCCTTTCATGTAAGTGCAGTTGCGTTTGCTCTTTATAAGAGCGCTGTAGTTCAACGCTCGTCTCAGCATAAGCAGGATATCCAGTTATGGTCACTTCTGGTATCTGGTCTATTGCAATGACTGTGTGTAGTAACGTACCATCTGGGTTCTGTGACCACTCATCTTGGTCTACTGAAAAGGCAAAGCTCATGCCTTTAATGTTCCCTACTGCTATGTCCGTATACACGTCATTGGCTAGTGTTGTGTCTGGTAAAATAGCGCTAAAGAAAAGCCCAGTGTCATCAACCGTCAAGGTCAAGTTTCCTGCGCTTACTCTAGCTAATATTGAGTTGTTTTGATGAGCATATACTAAAGCTACATCTGATAGGTCTACGTTTGCTAGTGCTGTTGGTTGAATGACCTCTGTGAAGCCCCCCAAGTCAACACTAGGAACGTTAAACATAATAGCGTAACCTTGTATCTGCTTTACTGTACTGCCGTTAGTATCACGGGTTACTACTTGTAACTCCGTGGCTTGGCTTCTTATTTCTTGTGTCATATCATAGAATACCCCTATTCTGAAGTGCTATTTTTGTATCACCTGGTCCTATCACCTGATTCTGTTGTAACAATAACAGCCTTGCTATCTCTGCATCATCAGTAACTTGTTCAGCTAATGATATAGTTGTGCCAAGCTTCATGGTTAGTTCAGCTGTAATGGCATTTCTGTAACGTTCTATAGAACCCCTATACAGGTCTTGTATCATCTCAATGTTCGACTGGGCATCTCCCTGTCCCATTAAGTAACTGTCAGGTACTCCGAAGGCTTTTGATACCTGTGTCTTAGTCCAATTAAGATTGTTCAATAAGTTAGTTACTTCAGGTGATACACCGATAGTACCAAGGTCAGCACTTGAATCAAGGACAACTGGTTTACCATAATTGTCACCTGTCGTACCTTCTATAAAGGAATTTCTAATATTATCCTTCGTCTCTTTATCCAGCTTAGCTTCAGGTATTTTGATGGTGACGTAAGGGTTAATAGCGTTCTTTAATGTGTTTTCAGATAGTCTATTAGTTAGTTGCTGAATACTTAATTCAGGGACCAAGCTAATTAAAGGTGATTTACCAAATATAGATTCTGACTGGTTATTATCACCAACTGTAATTAGCTTAAAATGTAACAGTTCAGAACTGTCATAGTACATGTCGGGCCTATTGTCATAAAAATGGACCTGATATGTAAGTGCTTGCCCATCATCTGATATAGCTACCTGCTGAATTTGGCTATCGTCTAACTTTTCAAAACCTGTTACAATGTCTTGGTTTTTATTAATCAGAACGTAACTGTTTCCATAAAGAAGTAACTGCGCTACAACCGATTGCCAAAATGTAAATTGGTTGGTTAACCTGTTTGGGTTATTAAGTGCATTTTCAATAGGTACATTGGCTGTATGGAAGTTCATAGAAGCCAAGTCAGAACTAACTAGGTTAACAACCGAATAAATATCTGAATTGGTCATGGCTGTGCTGCCATTAAGTACACCTGTTGGTAAAATGCTGTTACCAAACATACGCCCGACAATCACACCTGTATTTCTAGGTGCTTGGGTTGATGCTCGTGTAAAAAAATCTTTTATACCCATTACTTGTTTTCCTTTCCTAGATTTAAAAGCTAAAGTCCTTGTTAAACCACTCGTTTATTTGTTCATTTGAATCATTACCAAAGACTGACTTACTTTCAGGTTCTTTATGACCACTGAATGCTTCCCAATGATAAGGGACTTCACTAAATGTATCAACTAAAGCTGATACAGCATCAATCTTTAGTGACCTTTTCTTTTTATCCACCATGATACTGTTGTTATCTTCAGATAATATTGCATGGTACAAAGAACCTTTTAAAATATCATCATCAACATAGTGTATTCTGCCTTGATTAAACGCTTTTCTTAGTGCTTTAGTAGGTTCAGTAAGGTGCATAAAGTTCTGTTTCAGGCCAATCATAGTAAGCTCTGTGTTCGTTTCAAGCATCTTAATCATCTTTGTCGTCCGATACTGGTCGTAAATAAAGTAGATAACGTTTAATTGGTGCTCATCTATGAACGATAATAGCCAATCATAGACCACATCATCGTCTATATCACCTGAAGGTAGGGCTGATATTAGTGCATGTCCTTCTTTTTCAGCTTTTCTATAAGGTAATTTGTCCTTTTGTTCCTTAACTTGTATGTTCCCATTGGCACTAGCTGTAGGAACAAAACTAAAATGGTGAACATAGTAGTGTTCTTCGTCCCCAACCTTATAAGGGAACGTGAATATAAAGGCTGTTGTATCGTCTTTCACCGAATAGTCCCAACCTATATAGCATTGCTTGCCATCTATATCAAACGGTGGCTTATCAACAACTGCGTTTTCAATATCTTCTACGGATAGGAACGATAGTGTTACATCTTGTATCCAGGTGTTTAGGTTACGACTAATAAAGTCTGATTCACGGCCATTAGCTCTGGCATTGTCTCGTTCACTAATGATAGAACTTAACATGCTTTCAGACTTGTCTTTAAGTCCTAGAATTGGGTTACTCTTTAACCAAGTTTCTGGTTGGTCTATCTCATCTATACTGTCTTGTTCCCAAACAAGTAGTAACGTATCATCTGCTACACGTTCCCAATCACGTTGCAAACACTCAGTCATAAACATCTGTTGCTTTCTAAACATAACATCAGGGTTTGTATAGGCTGTACTAATCTGGAACATCTGGTGGCCTGGTATTTGAACTTGACCAGAACTAATCTTGGTAATTGTTTCAGGTGGTATGTTATCAGAACCTGCTTCATCTACGATTGCAAAAAGGTAATGGGAACTATCGAAGTTACCAGCCTGTGCCGATTGCTTTTCTACCAGATTACGATTAACTCTTGATATGATTTGTGTTTCTTGCACGTCAACCTTTAACTTAGTGAACTCCTTTTTAAATTCAGGCGTTTCACGAAGTCTGTTAGCGGTCAATAACAGGTAGTTCCAACCAACACCTAGCTGGGCAGAAACTGGCGCTGATAGTAATAGCTTCACGTTGTAATGTCCTTGTGCTTCTACTAGATAGTTATAAAGCATCAGGATATTAACTAGGTACGTTTTTCCGTTTGTACGTGCAACTGATACGATAGCCTTGTAATATCTTTTGCTACCGTCTTCACGTCTCCAACCTTGTGTCAGACTTAGTAATGCCTCTTGCCAAAGCATCAAAGGTAATGGATAACCTGTATCAACGTCTGGGCACAATTGTGAAAAGGCTAAGATATATTTAACCTCTTGTAGGTCATACACATAAGGGAAGTCTGGGTCATGTTCTAAGACACGTTGTAAGTCTCTAACATGTCGGAACATAGCAAGCTTCATTTTATAGCCTGCAATTATTTCACCGTTAAGTACCTGTCTTGCATAAACTGTAGCAGGGTCACAATAGGTAGCAAACACAGCAGCATAGTCAGCTTCGTGGTAAACGTCTTCTAACTTTTGCTTACCCTTTGATAAGTCTATTCTGTTGATGCTATCACCCCCACCAATTCAGCACGCCTTTTTCCAAGACCATTAGCACCTTTTAAAAAGTCGTTAACTGCTTCAAGTTGTTCATTGGTTAAGTTATCCCCTTTTTCAAGTCGCCGAACTAATTCATACATACGTTTTGTAATCGTTCTTTGGTGTAACCTTATGGGTAAATTTTCGATAACTTCAAGGTTAATAGGCCCATCATAGTTTTTTAAAGCTATTTGTAATAGCAAATTAAAGACTAAGTTTCCTTTTTGTTCAGGTATTAATGGGGGTTCTACAACTACTGTACCTTTTTCAGCAAATTCACCGCCTTGAAAAAAGTGTATTGTTTTATTACTAAGGTTAATAGCATTTGCGCCACTGCCATAGTGCTGTGTTTTATCTTTTTCAACATACCTTATTGAATGGGCTATGTCTTTTAACTTGTAATCATCGCAATAGGTTAGTTTGTCAATAAGCATGTTTTACCTCTTCTAAAAATTTAGCTGTGTTCTTATCAGAACTAATCAATTGGCCTATTAAATCATTAAGTAGCTCCGTTGCTTCTGATATTTCCTTATCAACTACGGTTATACTTTTATGTAATGCCAATAAGTCAATCTCTTCTTCTGGTTCAAAGGTAGATACGTAGCGTGATAGGTTCAAATTAAATTCATTTACTTTAATTTCATCAAGTGAAGCTACGTGTGATACCTTCGATATATCTTGTCTTTTGTTATAAGTCTCTATAATGTTGGCAACATGCTCGGTAGTTACGACATTATACTTGCCTTGTTTTTCAAATTCTTTTGATGCATCAATGAACAATACATCTTGGGTTGTTCTATTCTTTTTTAGTACAAGAATTATTGTTCCTGTTGGTGTGTTTTGGAAGGTTTTTTCTGGAAGGCTAATTATTGTGTCAATTAGATTGGCTTTTAAAAGTTTTTCACGAATTTTACCTTCTGCACCACCTCGGAACAGTATTCCTGGGCTATCAATAGCTACCATTGTTCCGTTGTCGTCTAACTTACTTAGTCCTGTTAGTATAAAAGCATAATCACTCTTACCAGCAGGTGCTAAACCAAAGTCCTTAAACCTTGGGTCATTAATCAAAGTCTTTTCACGTTCCCATTTCATAGAAAAGGGTGGGTTCATTACAACACTTTGATTTAATTGCTGCTGGTAGTCTGTAACAACATCAATGTCACTAAACTGTTCACCTTTAGTTAAGGTATACGTTGTCTTAAAGTCTTGATGAAGTGAATCACCATGCCTAACCACCGCATTCATATTTCTAATCGCTAGATTAAATAATAAAAAAGGTATAACAGCATCTGAATATTCTTCTACGTATTGGGTTGCTTCTGGGTTACTATTCCATCGTCCTATAACCAGGCCACCTGTTCCACCACCAATGTCTACATTTGATACGGTGTCACCTGCAATACCTGTGGCTATATCTATTAGGCCCTGTGGTGTAAAGTCCTGCTTTTTTCCTTCACGGTCTGAAAACACAATCTGAAAATATTCTGTAAACCAATCATAGGATAAGTCTTTTTCAACTGATAAAAAGCGGCTAAATAAAGCATGTCTTTTTTCTTGGTCAACTAGCTGTTCTAAAATGTAATCACTAGCTTTATAGTTTTCAGAACAACCGATTAGCTCCTGAATCTCTTTAACGGATAAGGTCATATTAATCACCTTTATTTTTTAGCTTTTGTTAACTCATCTTTTAACGTTGCCACTTCACGTTCAAGGTCTGACACTCTTTTATCTACACGGCTTGTCCTATAAATTCCCATTAACATCTTTTCTTTTCCACTCATATTAATCACCCTTTTCTATTAAAACTTCATCTTATCAGCACGTTCTTTAAAGGACGTACCTTGTTCGTCATCATCTTCTGCATCAATCATAAGCCGTTGCAAATTGACTTGTGAGGCAGGGCTTAAACCAAGGTCGTTGGCTAACGCTCTTAGGTTCTTGGTAGCAGCTTCATAAGTTGTAACTGCACCAGACTTCTTACCGTTGTCGTCTATAATGCCTTCTGTCTGAATTGTATCGAAGGCTAACCTGGATATTTGCCAAGTCTGACAATACTGTTCTACGATTGACTGACTAATGCCTTGCGTGCCACGTTCGGTCAATAACGGTACTAGTGTCTCGTAAATGCTTCGTGCTTGTCCCTTTAAATACCTTGGGGCCGTAGGCTGTAGCGCGTTTTGTTCCTTCATTGGTTAACCTCCTTTACTGGTAGAATACGGTCACTTTTTAGTAACCTTTTATGTACGGTCTATATGCTATAAACCTTGATATATCAACGTTCTTGGGCAATAAGTACCAAGCCCCCAGGCCCAAAAAAGTAAAAAGTTTTCAAAATGGCTCATACAAAAAGAAGCCGATTATGTGCCTGCTTTCTTATAAGCCTGTTATGGGGCGGGGGTATAAAGCACTTTTATTAAAATGTTAAAGTTTTTTAAGTCCCTATCTTAAAATCAGAACTAAAAAAGGATATAAAAAAGTTCTGGTCTTAAGATAAGGTCTTAGTCCTTATGTGGTTTAGTAGGTACACCTCTATCAACTTGACCTGTACGCATATTGACCTGATAAGGGTTACCATTAGCATAGAGTGTAACCAAGTCCTTATCTTCTTGCTCTGTTGCCTTGTCTTGTAGGTCTTGTACTTGTTGTTCTAACTTCTGTATCTTAATTAAGGCTATGCCAAGTTGTAACTCTAGTTCTTCATTAGTTAGTGTTGGTCTGTCCATTATGTTCAACACTCCTCTGCTTAGTTCTGTATGATAAGATACGTTTCTTGTACCAGTCTCTTGATATATGTTTAACCTTATTAGTTCCATTGGTAGAACGTTCTACTTGGTCTTCTAACATTGTCTTGATATTATGGCACTGATAACAAAGTAGCCATAGGTTATCACTTAATAACTTTTCATCTGGTACATACTTCAAAGGGTGGATATGGTCAACTATCTTACGGTCTGTTATTACGTTCCCACAGCATTGGCATGTACCCATATCCCTTGAATAAACATAGGTACGTATATCTTGCCACTGTCTTGATTGGTAAAATGTATTTGCTTCTTGGTCTCTTTGTGTACTGTTATACTGTTTGTAGTATCGTTTGGTGTTTTCTGTTTGGTGTTGTGACTTATGCTTATCACAGTACCTAATAGCTAGGGGTAGTTTTTCACGACACCCCCTATGTCCACATAAGTGTACCCTCATTCTTTAGTACCCACTATTAAGGCAACGATTAGAATAACGACTAAGGTTATGATACCCAGACCAAAACTAATGATAGTTGGTAATAGAACTAAGAGCCATGGCCACCCAATAATGTGCAATACTTTAAGGGTTATAAATACAAGTGTTAGTAAATTTAATATG